TTAAATCATCAAAGTCAAGTACATATCATTTGCTTGGGCGTAAAGATTATGATAAGACAAAGACTCTAACTGATATTCCTCAAGATGATATTCAATTCATGAAGTTTGATACCGAGGAAGGTTTACTCCGTCGGTTTCTTCAGATCTGGGTAAACGACTATCCTGATATTGTTACAGGTTGGAACGTTGAGTTCTTTGATATTCAATACATCATTACTCGCATGAGAAATCTATTAGGTGAAGAAAGAATTAAAGATTTGTCTCCCTGGCGATCAGTTCGTCCTTATTCTCGAGAATTCTTTGGTAAAGAACAAAGTTCTTATCGCCTTGGTGGTATTGCCGTCATTGACTATATGGATGCTTTTAAAAAGTTTGGTTATAAGTATGGCCCTCAAGAGTCATGGAAACTTGATCATATTGCATATGTAGTCCTAGGTGAAAAGAAAATGGATTATTCTGAATATGGTAATCTAACAAATTTGTATGAACAAAATCCTCAGTTGTATCTTGACTATAACCTTAAGGATACCTGGCTAATCCAAAGGTTTGAAGATGAAACATCATTACTTGAATTAGTTATGACAGTTGCTTATGGCGGTGGTGTTAACTACGGAGATGCATTTGGTACGGTTGGTATATGGGAGACAACATTATATCGTAAATTGATTAAAGAAAACCGTATCCCACCAGTTAAAGGTGGACCTGGTCAACGAGCTGGTGAATTAGTCGGTGGTTATGTTAAAGATCCTAAAGTTGGTATGCATCCTTGGATTGTATCGTTTGACTTGAACTCCCTGTATCCTCACTTGATGCTACAATACAATATGTCTCCTGAAACTTATATCGAAGATGAACGTGAAAACGTATCACAGGATATGGTATTGAATGGCAAGTATCAAAGCCAAAGAACTGATATGTCGGTTGCAGCAAATGGCGCCTGCTTTACAAATAAACATATCGGTATCATTCCTAAAATTATTGACGAATACTATGGCAACCGTAAAATCATTAAACAGAATATGTTAGAAGTTGAGCAACAACTTGAAAATGCAACAGACCCTGGTGAAAAAGATCGTCTTAAACGTAGCAACAACTTGAAAATGCAACAGACCCTGGTGAAAAAGATCGTCTTAAACGTCAAGCAAATCAATTACACAATGCACAAATGGCTATTAAGATTAGTATGAACTCGCTTTATGGTGCAATGGCAAATATTTACTTCCTATATTATATTAACGATATGGCCGAAGCAATTACAACCTCAGGTCAGTTGTCAATACGATATGCACAAAAATCTGTTAATGAATATATGAATAAAATTCTTAAAACTGATGAAGACTATATTGTGTATATTGATACTGACTCTATCTATGTTGATATGTCTCCTATCGTTAAGGCAGCATTTGGTACAATAGATATTGATCGTAAGAAAGGTGAAGAATTTCTGGACAAAGTTTGTCAGATGAAAATTGAACCAATCATTGACGCAGGATATCAGGATCTGGCGAAACGTATGGGTGCATATCGTCAAGCAATGGGTATGAAACGAGAAAAGATTACTGACAAATCTGTATTCATTGCTAAGAAGCGTTATATTATGAATACGCTAAACTCTGAAGGCGTTCATTACGAAGAACCAAAGATTTCGGTTACAGGTCTTGAGTCAGTACGATCTTCAACACCAGAAGTTTGTCGTGAGAAACTTAAGAAATCATTTAAAGTTATTATGAACGACGGTGAAGAAGCAATACAGAAATTCATTGAAGATTTTCGTCAAGAGTTTCATCAACTACCTCCAGAGGATATTGGTCGTAACTCAGGTACTGATAACATTGATAAGTATAAATCTAAAGGTACATATAAGAAAGGTTGTCCAATGCACGTCCGTGGTGCTATCTTATATAATAATCATTTAAAACAATTGAAGTTAGATAAAAGATATGATTCAATCGCCGGTGGTGATAAGATCAAGTTTGTCTATTTGAAAATGCCAAATCCAATTCGTGAAAATATCATTTCCTTTCCTGGCGTGTTACCAAAAGAATTTACCTTGACAAATTACATAGACTATGATAAACAATTTGAGAAGGTCTTCCTTAGTCCGATAGACTCTATTCTTCATGCTATCGGATGGAGCGCAGTTAAAGTTGATACGTTGGAAGACTTTTTTGTATAAACGGAGTAAAACATGAATAAAGATAGTAAATTACACAGAATTCGTATTCTTAAAGATCAACATAAACACCAGCATAAATTAGTTGAAGCCTTAGAAGCCGAACGTGCCCCTGAAGAAGCAATTGCTAAAGCTAAAAGAAAAAAGCTAAGTTTAAAAGATGAAATTGTTTCAATAGAAACGCAACTACAAGATGAAGGAATAACACAATGAGTGAGAATTGGTCTGCAGATATTAACAAGATGCACGATAAATTTGGAGTACACGATTGGTTTCAAGCAAACCGTGGTGACAAAGAATTAATGAGAAAATATCTTATGTTTCGCATGCTTATGGTTGGTGAAGAATATCAGGAAACTTTATCTGCAATTAACAACTCTGATGCAGAGGAAGTAGTTGATGGCCTTATTGATATGTGTGTATTTGCGATCGGTACACTTGATGTTATGGGCGTAGATGCTAACAAAGCATGGGACGCAATATATAAAGCTAATATGGAAAAAGAACCTGGTGTAAAACCTGGTCGCCCTAATAAGTTTGGTCTTCCTGATTTAATCAAGTTAGCAGGATGGACCCCTCCTTCACATGCAGGAAACCATGGCGATTTAGAAAAAGCTTTATAATAGCTAAAATAAATTTTTTTGTTAGCGGTAACATTTTTACACTACACCAATAAATAAAATAACATTGTTACCTTAACAAAGGAGATCTTGAGTGTGTAGTCCGTTCGTGCGTAAAGAAGCTAATAGATATTTTTGGTTAGTTAAAGGTCATTTAATTCCTAAAACGGAAACAGACGAAGTTGTTGAGGGTTACTATGATAGCTATTTCAAACGTTTATGGAATAACGAATCTCAATGTCTAGATGAGTACGAACGCGGATTTGAGGAAGCATATAGAAAACGTGAAGAAGAAATTATTAATGAAAATAATTAAACATTTTCATTTTAACTATTGACATTTAGTTTGGAATCAGTTATATTGTTTATATAAGGTAAACAAAGGAAAAACCAAATGTCAAGAATTACACATCTTCATAACGGCGCAATGATTAAAGCTGACGTTGTTAAATCATTTCAAGACGCACTTGACATCGAGTGTAATAAATGGACCGATGGATCAATAATTTGGGACTACGTTGCTGCAGATATGCATATGGACTTATCTGGTGTGTATGCTTCATCTTATATTGATGAATGCTTTGATGTCTTGGCAGAAACTGAAGTTTTAGGAGTATAATAATGGAACCTTGGATTCAAGAAACCCGCAATGGCTTTGAAATAGCCGAAGAAGAAATGAACCGTATTGAAGCTATGCCTGTTCAAGGTGAGCAATCTATTATGGTTCAGTCTGATATGAAAGCATGGGCTGTTAAAAAAGGTATTTGTCTATCCGAACACTATAAAAATATTATTGTTCTTCATGCAATTGACCGTGGTTGGTTACAAGAAAACTTTACTGGTATGGAGGTAGTGTAATGGAAAAGTATGATTTGGATATAATTAAAACAGAAGAATTGCCACGTCACGGTTCTCCTCAAGATCGTGGTAGTGCAGATGCTTATTATCATCGTCATTATGATCCTCATTACTATGTAGGTGATTCTATTACGTCAGAAAGAGTAGAAAAAGATAACATGACTGTTGGTGAAATTGAAGCTTATAAGTATGGTTATGAAAACGAAGATGACCGTAAAGATTGGGGCTAAATAAATATTGAGCTTTTACAGTACTGTTACATAATTCATAAATTTCCGTAATAAATAATTTAAGGCAAAGTGGTAAAGACTTTGTCTTTTTTAATGCGAGCGACGGGGTAAAGCCGTCAAGCAAAAGGAGAACTAAATGAAACTATTAAGCTTAATGGTTGCTATAATAGCAACTGCAACTATGGCAACTGCGCGAGATTATGTGCATGTTGCTGGATCATCAACTGTTCTACCATATGCCTCTATTGTAGCAGAGGCGTTTGGCGAAAATTTTGAATTCCCAACACCAGTAGTTGAGTCAGGTGGCTCAGGCGCAGGACGTAAACGTATGTGCGAAGGCGTTGGCTCGAATACCGTGGATATCGCAAACTCA